TCCTGCTTTTCGTTAATCCGAGCGACGATTTCGTAGGCGAGGCTCTCCGCACGCTCGTTTAGCGAGGGATACTTGGTCTCCGATATCGCAAAACCTGTGTTCTGTGCCGTCTGGTAGCCTGCCCTGGTGCTAAGATCGGTCTCAGCTACTGCAAAGCCCTGCTTCTTGATCAGCGCCGAGGCCTCGCGCACCGCGGCCTCACTGTCGGCTGTCTTGTTGAGGACGAAGATGATCCGGTCACGCTCGACACCCTTAGCGGCGAGCTCGTGGGCAAAGCCGAGCTGCGGCTTCAGATCGTCAACCGTGACGCCGGTCGGCACGATGACGAGATCAGCGACCAGCGCCGCCTCGAGCGAAGCGACGACCGAGTCCGGAGCGCCATCGATCACCAGGCAGTCGGCGGTCTCGCCCTTCAGCTTTTTGACGGCGTTGAACGGCTGTGCCTCGATCTCTGGCTCGATCTTGCCGCGGATGCGTGCTGCGACCCAATCGACCGAGGTGAGCTGGTTGGTGTTGAAGTCGCAGATCTTCACCGTCCAGCCGGCCGATGCGTAGGTCCGGGCCATGAGACGGGCGAGCGTCGATTTGCCGACGCCACCTTTCTGGGAGAGGCATGCAATTTGAACGGTTGCCATCGCTAAATCCTGTTTGAACGATTTCGCTAATTCGGGATATAGCGGATTCGTCTTAACGAGGCACTAAGATTTTCGGAGGGAGTGACGCGGCCATTTGCGCCAACAACGACATCTCGAAAGAGAGGTCTAGGCCGCGTCAAGGGTGTTCTATGACGAAGAGCTGGTCTTGTCGAGGTTGCGGCGCGACACCAGGCGCATCTTTTTCTCTTCCTGGATGGACTTCATGAAACCCCAGAGGAAGCCATAATCGAACAACACCGGCCGGCCTTCGTAGCGACCCCAATTGTTGGCGTGACAGTCGCAGAAGAAGTGCGGCACGACAGTCGGTATTTCCGCCTCAGGAAGCCACTCGCAGCGTTTCTGGGTGAGGAACGAGCCTTGACGTGAGATCGCGCAGCATGGCGCCAGCCAAGCGGCGTAGGGCGTCTCGCAGAGATAGGACCAGACCTTGTATTCGATGACGTTGCAGAAGGCCGCCTCGCTGGACGGCCGTTCGACCTTGATGACGAACTCGTCTGGCTTCCAGGGGCTCGCATAGACGGCCCGGTGCTTGCCGCCGCCCAGGTATTCGCCGGTCATGAAGTTGTTGAATTCCTCCTGGACCTCGCGGAGGAAATCATACATCGGGGTAGGTGAGCCGTTTTCGCTATCCATGAGGCTCAAACTCCCGCTGATCGAAGAGGAACTCGTATTCATCGGTCGTCCGCGGCTGGAGCACATCCCAGGAATAGATCTGAGCGTCCGCGTTGGGATCGATCTCGACGCGGTAGGTTGCCAGATCAAAGTTGTATTTCTCGACCAGGTGCGCCTTCACCTCTTGTTCGTCTCGGAACCTGACGCTTTCAAAACGCGTGAGGCGGGCTTTCAGCGTTGCGATGGATATAGCGATTTCGCGAGTTAGCGAATTCTCTTCATCTATTTCGGTCCAGCAGGCGGCTTTCAGGCGATCCACCCTGGGGATGGGCGCCTCCAAGCGCCCAACCATCTCCCGTCCAAGCCAGACTTGCATCAGGCGGCCTCACTCGTGGGAACCGAGCCGACGATCGCCACCAGCTTCTCGCGCAGATCCTTGCGAGCCTCCTCCGGCGACAGACCGCGTGCCAGGCCGTCGTTCTTGATCTTGGCGTGCGCATAGGCCGGATTGTAGGTGTCGAATTCGAACTTGGATGGACCAGCGAGAGGATTCTCGATCTCGATCACCAGGCCGCCCTGTTCGCGCCAGTAGCGGCCCTGCTCACGGCGCACCGACCCGAAGACCGAATATGCGCCCTTGGGCCTCGCGTTATGGCTCATGATCGGGATGATATCGCCGCCGAACTTCTCCTCGAAGGCATTGCCGATCTCGCCCAGGATCTCCCGGACCTGCCACTTACGGCCGTTGATGGTGACGAACTCGAGCTTGCCGGCCTGTGTGAAGACCTGATCGGCCGTCAGTCCCAGGTAATCCATTGCGATCTTGCGCAATGGCAGACCGTCGTCGGCGAGCTCGTGGCCGTAGACGTCATTGATGATTTCGGACGCCGTGGATTTGCCGGACGTCGGGTTGCCGCAAAGGGCGATGATCTTCGGGGTGTTTGACATGAAAAAAAAAGGCTCCGTGTTTGTCAGTCAGTATTTACTGATTAACACTGAAGCTCTGTTAGCGAAAGCCCGATTTAGCGAATGGGCGATTAAACGTTTTCGATAAAGCCCTTTTGTTTCGCCTGGTTGATGATCTTGCCCAGGCGCTTGTTCTCTTCCAGGAGGTCATCGATCTTCTTCAGCAGGAAATCCTCGGTCACGAGGCCGAGACCTGAGGAGTTGAAAAAGTGGACTGGATCCACAAGGCGGCGTTCGACTCTCATGCTGCTTTCCTTTGCGCTGCGAAGATGGACCAATCAAAGTCCTGGTTGTCAGGGAGAATGCCTTCGGCAAATCCAGGGGTGCTCTTGACGACATTGCGCCGCTCGGTGGTGTGCTGACCAAGCGCCAGATTGCCGGAGCAGTTGTAGTCGGCGATGAATGCGACGTTCGGCATGCCCTTCTTGGCGCGCAGACCGCGGCCGATCCTTTGACGCAGCGCAACTTCTGCCTTGCCACCGCCGGCGAGCTGCACCAGACCGATCGCCGGAACGTCGACACCGACGTCAACGATGGTCGAACCGACGATGCCATCGATCTCGCCGTCCTTGAGCTGGGTGAGAGCGACCTTGCGCTCAGCCTGTGATGCCTTGCCGTTCAGAAAGACGACCTTCAGACCGACATGCTCCATCTTCTTGACCAGCGTCAGACCGTGCTCCTCACGAATGATGAGCGTCAGGAAGGGGAGGGAGTAGCGCTTCGCCATCAGGGCATCACGGATGATGTCCTTGTGCATGAAGCCGTTCTCCATGTAGCCGAACTGGTAGGCACGCGCCCATGGCGACGACCGGAAGATAACCTTGTGCGGCGCCGAGTTGACGTATTTGAAGAAGGGCTTGGCAAGAATGCCGCGCTCGATCAGCTCAGCCTCGGTGATTTTGATGAGCACCGAGCCGAACGCAGCCATCAGTCGCATGTTGTCTTCGGCGTCATCGCGCATGAACGGGGTGGCAGTGAGCGCAATACGGATCGAGGCGTATTTGCAGTAGCGCAGGATCTCGTAATAGCTGTCGCCGCCGGCCTCATGGGCTTCCTCACCCATGACAACCTCGATCATTTCGAGGAAAGCGAGATAGCGATTTCGTCTTTTCGTCTTTTCGCTAACGCGTTCCTCGGCCAGCTTCCTGATCTCAGCCGGCGGCATGTTCGAATCCTTCTTCTTCGAACGGTGCTGCGACTTGGTGACGGCGATGATTTCGTCCTGGAGCTTCGGTTCCTTCAGCGCTGCGACCAGCGTCTGCACCATGCCGAGGTTGATGCCCTTGACCATCTTCTCGACGCCGTCGCCAACCATGCCGGTGTTGATGCCGAGCTCCTCGAGCTGGTCGCCCATCTGATACATGAGCACGCCGCGCGTCGTCAGGAAGAGGGTAGGGCGCCTGTAGCGCATCATGATGAGCTTAGCGATCTTCGACTTGCCGCCGCCGGTTGCGACCTGGATGATGCCGCGGCCGTGACGCTCGACAACCTTCAGGGCCTTCATCTGGTAGTCGTAGCGCGGATCGTCATTGCCGAACTCGTCAACGATCGGGTTTTCAGGACCGAGCGGCTCGTGATGGGGCTTGCGCACGAGCATCACCTTGAAGCCGCGGCGCGTCAGCTCGGCATGCACCATGAACACGAAGCCAGCCGGAAAGCTCGAGGTCTTGAATTCGTAGAAGGATGACTTGCCGTCCCAGGTGCCTTGATTGAAGGCAAAGTTCTGCTCACGGCCGGCGACGAGGTAGGAAAGCAGCTCGCTGACGATTGCTGCGACCTTGTCTGAGGGCTCGATCAGCTTCGCGTTGATCGAGTTATGAGCGAGTTTCACGAGGGACATATAATTCTCAATTTGCTTATTGCGTTTTGGTTCGGCTATGCTGTAAGTAAATACTGACTGACAAACGCCAACTATTCAAGGCTAAGAAAACGATGACAGATCCAAAGCCCCAAACGGGCTATCCGAAGCACACAAGCGTTGATCCGTCCGTGCTCCAGCCGAATCCCTGGAACACGAACATCATGACGCCGGAGAACGAACAGAAGCTGGAAGCGTCGATGAACCGCTTCGGTGTCTTTCGTCCGGCCGTCGTTCGCGAAATCGCTAATTCTGGCTCTAACGAAATCGCTCTGCAGATCCTTGGTGGACAGCATCGAGTTGAGATCGCAACGCGCCAGGGCATCAAGGAATTTCCGATCGTCAACCTTGGACCGATCGATGATGACGCGGCCAAGGAAATCGGCATGGCCGACAATGCGCGCTACGGCGTCGATGATGGTCTCGCGCTCGGCGAACTCCTCAAGGGCATGGCAAACGCCGATCAACTCGCTGACTTCCTTCCCTACACACAGAACGAATTCGACAGTTTCGTCACGAATGCTGAAATAGATCTGGAAGCATTGGATTTTGAAGAAAACTTCGAAAACGACGCGGAGAACGACACTTCTCCGCTTCCGGAGCAGCCGAAGCCCGCCAAGACGACCTCGATCGTCCGCTTCAAGCTCTCCAACCTCGACGCCGAACGCATCACAGCGCGCATCGAGAGTGTGAAGGCCGCCCAAGGCTTCACCGGATCAGACGAACTCACCAATGCCGGCGATGCACTCGCTCACATTCTCCTCGGCGTCACTCCGGCTGGCCTGGAAGACATCGAAGCTGGTGACGACGAATGACCTTTGTTCGCCCGAAGTTCGACGACTGCACCGGCTGCAAATTCTTCATGAAGAACCGCCGCAACCCGATTTGCGGTGAATGCGACGCCGGCGAGTTCTTCGAAACCAAAACCGTCGTCCGCGAGAAATCCCGCGACGAACTCATGAAGCTCT